ACACCCAACACTGGAATGAGGGATGCTATCTCAACTGGGTAATTATTTGAAGCTAAAATTAACCAAATTAGATTTGATAAAACGGTATACATATTTGTGAAGAATACTAACACTTGGCAACCACCTATGAGGTGTGGAAAGATGCATATGACTGATACCGTGGAGAGACAAAGTTTCGACCATCGATAAATGTACTCGGGTTCAGTCATATTTGATTATTGAAGGATGTTCTTAAGTGATTATCTAAACCAAAATCCATTCGCTGGTGACGATGAGGGTACATTGGTGGCACTATTTGTTCTAGAAAGGGCTGGTCTAATTTTATCGGGGATGAATGAGTAGAGTTTCTTTAACTCATTGCAGAGAGTTAGGTAGACGTTCTCGGGAATTTTATCAGATATACTGTCTATAATTTGCATTACATTTTGAAGTACATTCATTACTATATTACACGGCTAAAAACTTTAAGGACCATTCACCAATCGTCCATTGATGTCATCCACCCAAAAATCATGAGATTCCGCGTCCCATCTATCACGATCATAGACACGGGCACCAAGTTCCATCAACTTGTCCTCCTCTCTCCTCGCGCACATCTCCCACCTTTGCATAGATTCTTCATGCTCGCGAACTTTTGCATTCGCTTCGCGACGATTTTCAACAACCTCCTCGTTGTACCCACGCTTGTAGTCGTCATAAATCTTCTTCTCAAACGCAGGAAGTTTTTTAAGCGTTGCGAGGGAAAGGTCTTCCCAGTGCATGTTCTTTCTCTTCGCCTTTTCAATCTCCTCCTCCGTTCCAATTTCCATCACGATTGCTCGAAGACCGTTGTCCACCAGCCTTTCCCAAGTCCAGGCTCCACGAAAAGTGTATCCAGAGATGTTGCCAACCAAAGCTGCGTCATCTTCAACTTTCCCAGTGGTGTAGCATTTTCGGCAAAATGCGTGGATAGCCTCAGCCTTTCGAACCGGGGACATACGCTTGATAAGTGGGATCACTTTCTTCACCTCCTTTTCCCACTTCTGAACATCCACCCACACCTGGTGCATGCTCCGCACATAATCCAGAAGATGATCCCGGATGATTTGAATGCTGACCTCTCGGCGTGCTCGCTCGTCGGCCTCGCGCGTAGCCTGTGCCACTGCCCGTCCATGCTCCACCGTGCGGATGATATGCGCCTCGTAGTCGCTGTCATCGTCACTGTTGCTGTCAAGCTCCGAATCGTCGTCGCTGTAGTAGAAGGGGTCCTCGTGGAAGGGTTTGTTGCCCTTGAGCTTGTTGTGGATGCGTTTCATTTTGTTAGCCATGTCCAGGTACATACCATCTCCGATCTTGCTGGAGATGTCGTCGAGGCAGGCCATAAGACTTTGGAGATCTTCCATGTTGGTTGTTTTTATTGGATGGAAGATCTCTAAAGCACGGTTGACTTAGGTACTTTGTTTTTGTATGTTTTAATCTAGATAGGGAATGACATGTTTAATCTCAAAATTTTTACGACTAATAGGACTTTTAGCTACGAAGCTACTATTTCCGGGGGACCTTGAAAGTAATTTGATAATACCATCTTGATTATACACTTGTTTTACCCTACCATTAACAAGATCCTTTGATATATACACGCGTTTATTTTTAGGTATGTTCTTAGCTTCAGTATTACTGAAACTGTTGTTATAGAATGTAGCTACGTTAGTCTTATTAATATTTGGTAATAAATTGGGACTGTTTCTTTTAATTTGAATATAATTGGCCAGTAACCGTTTTATGTTATTCGTAATTTTATTAACATCGTTATTGTTTTTCTTGGGAACGGGTGGAGGTCGTTGACCTGCTGCCTGCATCCGACGAATTCGACCGGTTGTTAAACGCACCATTAATATAAACGTAGAAATTTATCTGTTATTGTTTGAGTTGGAGTTACTCCTACGGTTGTTATTGTTGTTGGAGTTTGAGTTGTTATTGGAACTGAAATTGGGATTACCGCGTCTATTTTGTGGTTTAGGTCGTCTCATTTGTACGAAACTAATACTGTTTGAGTTCGAATTCGAGTTAGAGTTGTTATTGTTACTGTTAGAGTTGGCGTTACGGTTACCCCTGGGTGACCGACCGGTATGTACCCAGTTAAGTACATCAGTAAGAGACCATGATGGATCAATTTTGTCGTACCCACTCCAACTCGCTTTTAACGTCTTAGTTTTGAAAGTTCCGTCACGATCGGGGAGTAGGACCCCTCCCCTAAACAGTTTAAGCGGCTTTCCAGTTTTAGATTCGGTGGTCATGGTATACGGGAAGGTTTTTGAAAAATATTTCCATTTAGCAGTTTTACGCTGACTTTTGGGTGTATACTTATGAATCATACCCCAAATAAACTTCTTAATGAAAGCAATACGTTTACGAGGATCATTAGGTCCAGGGTTTTTGGTAAGACCAATTGCCAACATCATAGCGTAGATAGATTCCATGTAACAGAAATGGTGTTGCGAAAGTTCATCATATTGTGAAAGTCTGAATGCTCCCTTTGCGACGACTTTACCATAAAGTCTTTCAATTTGTTTTCCAAAACCATTAGATCCCGCACCATTATAATTTTCATTCAAAAAATTAGTATAGTTGGTTGATACAAAACCACCCGAGGGTTGTACTTGTATAACGTCGACATTCCCATCCGGGCGGTTGCGGACTTTTGCTTTACATCCAAATATAGAGCGTACTGCAGGAAGATCCCAAGTTGTCGGGGACGATGGGGGTAGTCTATTTCCATTGGTTTTCGTCCATTTTCTTGCCACATTTTCAAATTTGGATCCCGTTCCGTACATAGAATCATATACGCGCACCTTACCGTTTTGGTGCTTTAAATGTATGAGACCGTAGTGACCCGAGCCATTTCCAAAAGTTTCACTAACTAACACGAAGTCTTCGTGATGGTTTTGGGGGTACTTCTTTCTCTGTATATTGAGGTTGTTCTTGGTAGTTTTGATTTGATATGATATGTATCCACGAGTTCCAATAATATCTTTCATGATTTGCTCGAATAGACCCGGAGCCTGAAGATACGTCTTGGCAATTTCAGAAGCATTCTCAATAGCGAGGAGGCTAATAGCGGCATGTTGACCTGTCCCCATCTTACCTTCCTTTGCTTTTTGTCCCGCCAGTTTTTCTATATAATCATTCTGTTGAAAACTGACATTCTTCTCACCAATAGCTTTCAGAAGTTGTGTGCGATTTGCACCCGCTGGTAATAGCTTGACTGGTATGGGCCTGTTACTCATATAACATATGATAACATTTTAATGAATGACGTGTATCTCAGACCAATAGTATGTTAATTGTAGATGTAACGTAAGTGAAAAGAAATACCCGATGTATAACCACATAAGATATAATATAGATACTAACGTTATAATAGAACATATGACCGAATATACCAATAAGACAACTCTTCCATGAAGTCTACCAGAATGTATAATAGGTAATATACACACCAAACACAATGTGTTTATTACATCAACTACAGAAGTTCTAAATATAACACATGCTATAGATAAATATAGATATATGTATAATACTGTAACTGTTACCTCATTATACTTAACCTGAATTTCTGTAACGGTATGTATTACTTCCCTCGTAGGAACTTCTTGTACAACTGGTGGTTCAATTTCCTGATTTACACCAACTACAACATTTCCATCTGGTGTTTCAACGATTACATGTCGTAAAACTTCATTGGTCATAAATACTACATGCATAAATATTCTAAGTCAGTTTAGGCAAGGTCAATTTGACATTCTTGCATTGTCTTCACATGTTCAGCTTCATCATCACGGACACGGGTAAAAACATCATATAGATTTTCAACATCATCATAATATTCTGATGCTACTACCGGAGCTTTCTCAAGTGAAAGGCTCGCTTTATGATTTTTTAGAAACTCATCATATGTATGATACGCGTGTTCTTCGATTTGTTCGGATAGATTATAGGCCATGTACGGAGATGCCATATAAATCAAACATGTGATCCAGTAATAGAAGAAAGCTGTGTGTTGTGCAAAAAACCTGTCTATGAAACGTTCATCACCACCTAGGTCTTCCATGATGAGAAGATGGTGGTACTCGTTCATAGTTTGACCAAAATGGGTCTCCATGTAATCAACCTTTCTCCACAACCCTATTGTTTCATACAAGTGCAATACTGAAACGAACGAAAAATAAGGAACTCTTGCAACGGTTTCAAGAACATAGAACCGAGCATAGTCACGATTTTCATATAGTTTATCGATTACCTTTACTGCTGAACCAACCAAGGTTTTGTTGATTCGCTTTTCAATCTTACGTACTGGTGTGACAGGCTTCTGACAAAGAGTGAGCATGTAGTTTTCTATAGAAATATATTTTTAATATTTGTAATAAGTAAACAATGGCTCCAGTAATCGTATCCGTAGACAAGGCGGGTGATCTTAAGATTGGTCGTAAGAAGTGCCGTCTCCACAGGAAGGATGAGGTCATGAAGGTTGCTAAGAAGTACGGTATTGTGAACCCCGACAAACTTACAATCAAAGAGATGTGTGCCGGTCTTAAGATGCGTGCCGCAAACACCCCCTTTGCGAGAGATTTACTCCGTCACGCTGCGAAAAGGGGAGTTCGCACGGATAATTTACATTTGTACACCCCCAATAAGAACAACGTTCCCCTCGCCAAGTTGTATCCAGAAGCTGCCAGGAAGCGTGCTGCCGCCAAGAAGCGTGCGGAAAAGAAGGCTCTTAACAAGAAAGTTGCCACCAACTTTATGAAGGCTATGACTGTTAAGATTGCTTCTCCTGTTAAGCCCAAGCCTTCCAAGATGGCGAAGCCCATCACTCAGAAAGAGGCCATCAAGCGTATTGGTGCTATGAAGGGTCTCACCAGGGATACTAAGTTTAAGCTTAAAATCCGTGTTGAGGAAGGAGTTATGTCTCCTCGTCGTGTCGTCAAGGTTGCTCGTGAACTTTCCAAATTAAATGCCAATCTTCGATAATTTCAAATTCTTCTCTTTGCTTAATTATATGTTAAGTAAAGAAGAGAGCGTTCGTTATTTTTTAATGGGGTGTATCCCGGTGCGAACATACTTAGCTTTGTTACCTTTACGTCTTAATCCAAGATGGTTAAGATACTACAGTTTCATTTTATTTATACAAGCTTTCACTTTCATGTATCTATACTTTTTTAAGATGAGAGAGAGGGCGTTTGAGGCTGGTGGTGTAGCATGGTGGGGTAAATTTAGAATACTTCATGGGTTGACGTATTTAGTTGCTGCAGTTTTGGCGTTCAACAAGAATCGTTTGGCGTGGATACCACTTATTATAGATGTGTTGATGGGTTTGGTATTATTTCTTAATCACCGAATTTACAAATGAGCATACTATATGGAATGTGGAACAAATATAAATCCATTTAGCAGGAATTTGTATACGTCTCACAGTGGGTAAAGGGATACTGGGTTTTTTTAACTTATCGTGTATTCGTTTAACAGCATTACATGTTTTGAGATATTGTCCCTCTGGCATGTGATCCTTTGTCTCATCTATCGTACTCATAACAATACATAAGTCGGGATCAACTGCCATAATAACTATTGAGATTATTTACGCTTCCCCAGCTATCGTAGCCAGATATAGATCCACTTGTCCGGAAAACTCTGGGCATTTGGCAACAGTTTTCTTTGTAACCATGTCTTGAATATTGACGATATGTTCTTTGAACTTGACTACATCAACACCTGTGGAGTTGTGAATTTGTGTTTCATTCGCTATATCCTTCGCTGCATATAGATAGGCTGCTGCATAGTTTGCGTGTAAGTTTGCAATGAGTGGAGATTCATCTTGTTGTGCTGCGGTTGCATAACGTGCTGATTGTCTGATGAGCTTTTCTAGTGAAGCAGATGCTACAACCTTTCTGTTTTTGATGGCTGTGTACATCAAGAAGACGACTATTGCTAGGTACAGATAGAACATCTCTTTTTATAATACACGAAAAAAAGTTACCTAAGTTGGCATGATTCATGATACGTGGCAAGTACAAAAATGGAAGTTATTCGTGACGAACTTTGGCACAAATGTCTCGGTGATACGCTCAAAATGTATCGCATCACCGAGCCAAATGACAAATGCTACCAACTGGCCGATGCCACTTGGAAAATGAAGAAGAAATACGAGGAGGCACAGAGAGTGAAGAACTCGAGGGTGACCCAGCTTATCACTACTTTACCCGATGATCCACGTGTTCAGGTAAAGAACCATATCTGTGTGGCGTTAACTATGTCGGGGTCGAGGTGTAAGTTCAAGGCTGTGTGTGGTAACTACTGCAGAAAGCATAATGTGTCGGATAAATTAAAATCCCAGTTAGTATAAATGTTAGATCAGGGTACACTTAGACCTGTAATAATAGCGATGTCGTTATACATAATCGTGAGTGTTCTCGTCCCTCGATATGCCAAGCCTACAAACATTGAAGCTATTGATGACATTGTTGCTTTCCTCGTGGCTCAGCGTGGATCTATCATGTCTGGTACAATTTTAATGGGTCTTCTCGTCTTTTCCGCCAACTATCTCGACACTGAATTCTTTTAAGATATTTTCGCGTGACATGATATTTTTAGTATGACTGTGATCCATGTAAGTGAGTCTTTTAGAATATGCATCTTCCATGAATTCCAAGAGCTGTTCGAACTTTGGTTTCCCCCAAACCATACCCTTTTTAAAAAGGAAGTCGTCATTTTCCAACTCTTGAAGTTCACAATCAATCATGTAGGGTGTTTTGAGATATTCAGTTGGTCCTCCATAATTTGTCGCAATCACAGGTTTATCTCTCACAGCCGCTTCGATTGCACCCATTCCTACACCTTCGGAATTTGAAAAGTTCACGTAACAGTGTCCACGACTATGAAGAACGTTCATGTCATCCTCGGTTGCAAGACCATTGATTACTTCAACTCGGTCCATGTTTATCGTGACATCCTCTTTGCATGTAGACTTGACGAGTAATTTCGTATCGGGTTTATTGAGACGAATGAATGCTTCTAGTATCTTCCTAAAATTCTTTCTTGGATCCAGGATATTGCCTATGTGATAGAATACATATGGTGTCGTTGGGATATACGCATGAATAATGTAAAATTCTTTGTCGGGAAATTGTCGTGTCAGAACACGTTTACAGAATTCACTTGGAACAGCTATCCGATCAAAGTGTTCAAATAACTTTCCATAATCTTCATGCACCGTTTCAGTTTCACACACTGTCATACAGATAAGTTTTTTACATCTGGACTTGATATAGGGAATCCTAGTAAGAACAGTTTCGACCGGGATTGCAAATAAAAACGCATTTTCACATTCCGGGATGTCTTCACTATACATAAAGTATTCACTTCCCGGAAAAAGGTCCATGTATTTCTTGGTATGCTGCCCAATACCACTCAGCAAAGTTGGTCCTATGAAGATCATTATACATAAAGATAATCTTTCTTTTATGTATATAAACATGGACGCTCTCAAGCAAGAAATCTCCGAGGAAATGGATAAGCTTCGTATCGACAAGACACGACTTTACAGCATTCTTCTCAAGATGGTTGATAACTGCGGTGGTTCTGGTGGCCCCGGTTCTCAGGGTCCCCCAGGCCCAGCTGGTCCCGCAGGCCCTCCTGGTCCCGCTGGTGAATGCAAGTGTGCAACCACCAAGCCTAAGGCTACTACGACCAAGAAGACTACAACCAAGAAGGCTTCTGTCGCGTAATCATATTAAAGAATAAACCCTAATACTATTTAGTCGCTGCCATAACTCAATCGGAAGAGTGCGGGCCTTGTAAGTTCGAAGTAGGGGGATCGAAACCCTCTGGTAGCACACATCCAATTAGCTCAATCGGTTAGAGCGTCGTGCTTATACATCGTATATTCGTATAGAGTCATATCTATTAAGGCACGCGAAGGTTGCGGGTTCAAGCCCCGTATTGGATATCTTCTTACATCGCTTGGGGAGGACTGCTTTTATTCACCATGTAAATGAAAGTTCCCAATATCAATATCAACGCGATGACAAGATATCCAAATGGATACTTTTTAGTCTCGTGTTCTTGAGGTTTATCGGGTAATTTTTTGACATTCATGTTGAGTACTTCAATCTTATTTGTTAGCTTTTCCAGAGCTTGAAGTATTAGAACATTCTTGTCTTTTGGTTTTTCTTTTGGGTGAACGACAGTTATTTCGAGTACCATATACCAATTTACACCGGGTTTGAGAAATGTGTACGTACCATTTTCTTGACTTTCGTATAGACTGAAATTTAACTGTTTGATGGACATCGGGTTAAAATAGTTTGTATGTCTTTCAAAACTTTTCCATTCTTTATCTTTTACCACTGTGTTAGATCCACTAGCATAATGCCTTTCAAGGGGTATACGTGCGAATAGTCTACCATGACGCTCATCCAGCATTTGTGCGGCTTTAGGAATCTCTGGACAGGTAATATCTATATATTTGGGTATGTTACTGGCTTGTGTAGATGAACTTGCCTTTCCAATCTGTGTAACGTAAAAATCTACCATTTTTATACCGAGTACATTGTTCATGTTCTCGATATGGGTGTTTGATTCCAATGTTAAGTTAACGGAAAAGGTATTGTTACTTCCGTTGACATATTTTGAATCGATTACCATGTACTGAACCTTTTTAGGTATGTCGTCGAGTGACAATGACATTCTATCATATGTTTATAATTTATTTTGCTTAAAGTTACATCGATAATCATGTGTAACGGATGTATTCTAAACTGTCACAATTGAAATATATGAAGCGTAGTAGTTATATCAATGGTGAAAATACAGAGTCATATGATCTTATCATCAAAGACATCGAAAAGATGCTTCGACAAGAGGAAGATGAGTTACTTGAAGAGTCTTTGATT